GTTTTTTTATTTTTTTTTTTCGCTCGATTCTTGAAGTGCGCGACTTCTTCAAGTTGTATATAGAGTAAAATATAGATACACTCAGTTCTGGACATCGATTGAATCAATGAACAAATCTGCTCTCAACCAATTAGTCGCCGTCATATCTCCTATGGTCAAAGTTCCACCCCCAGATACTTTGACTGCATATTTTGACACTGCGATTTGTGTTGTTGTTCCAAAAGTCCACATACTTGCAGAACTGTCATTGTTGTACAATGTGACAGCGCTACAGTTCCCTCCCGCGGTCCAAGCCCCTCCGACCACCGCCGTTGCAACTGAATAATATGCATCATACTCGACCTCATAGTCGCCGTAGACATTATCGTTGAACGTGATGACGTTGCCTGTTATAGTGTATTCAGGTTGATAAGACCCGTATGATGTTGATGAACTTGTTGGTGTAACCCCTGTAAAATTTGCTCCATTGGCGATTGTTGTCAACTTATAGTGATCAGACAATGGCGCAGAGGAACGAATCAAAGGTTGTAACAACTCGACGTCGTAATCAGCATACATTTTATACGCTACAAAATCACTTGTTTGAGCTCCTCCTACCTGGGCTAATTCCAACACACCAAGATTTTCAAATTGTGAATCTCTAACTGCGTCTACCAAGGGTTTACGGGGCCATAACATGATGACGTTTGTGGGTTGAACAGATCTATCGCATTCCATTGGGTGCAAGAAGTCCTTGTTAACACGTTTGTCGCAGCAGAAGAATGAGTTCAAAAATTCTGACTCATTTCTTAAGATACCTTCTTTCGTGTTATACTTGGTGCATGCCATCAATGTCGGAATAGACATCTGTCCACCTGTTGTGGATATTGATTCTGAACATGTGGACTCGAACCGAATAATGCATCCGTGGATGATTGCTTTCTGGTACATTGCCGCTTTTATGCTCAGTTTTGGAAAGAGATTTACATTAGAAGGACTTACCCAGTACCTCCCCAAATGTTGAAAATTGCCACCACTGATGGCCTTAATCTTCAAGAATTGAACAAAGTCTGTACCTTTAATGCGTATGCTTCCATCGCCGAACTTACTTGGTGGAGGCTCAAAAGATCCTGGGTTAGCTACAAGTGAGTTTGCCTCTACTGTGTAATCCCCGAATCCAGTGATTTTCCCGAATAAATCCATTGCTTTGGTGGAAACCAAATCTGCTATGTTGCCTAAACCTGGCTCTACTAAGTTGCCTAAGAGCCCGAGACCTTTTGGGATCACTTGCTGTAAACTTTTATAAATACCAGGTTGTGTCTTCACCTTTTGTGGTGGTTTTTGTTTCTGTTTTTTGGGCTGCGCCTTAGAAACTTTTTGCTTTGTCATGATTAATAATTTCTTGAATTAGTTGAGCTGAAGGAAGTTGAAGATGTCTGATATTTAAATCTAGGGGCCCCTCGCAAAATACCAAACCTGGAATCTCACTGATCTCTTGCTCAACGGCAATCTGCTGTTCTGGAGTAACTCCGCACATTAGATAAAACTGAAACCTCGTCTCCTCCAGGATTGGTTTGTTCAAAAACTCCAATCCCCGAGACAGCGATTTCAGACTGCCATAATACATGTCATTGCGTTGTTGCGCAGTCAAAGTCCCTTTCTTACCCCAATTCTTGTATTGTTGATACAAAACTGAAAAGATTGGAACACCATCATTAATTATCGCACCCGCTGTGCCTACTTCATAAATCCAATGAAGAAATTCTTCATTGTTCTTACCTGTTAAACACGACGTATCTTTAGTAAAAACGCTTTCTAACGTTCTGATGGTCCGCCATTCACCAGCTACACAAATTGGTGATGATTGGCAGTATTGAATTTTGTTGATTTTATTTACAACTCCCTCTATCCGCAGAGAGAATCCAAGGTCTTTAAAAACTTCCGGCAGTTTGTACCATTCACCAGTGTGACGCTTTTCCATCGTGGGAAAACAATCGTCACCTTCATCGGTGAATTCCGCTGCATGTTTCACAAATTTCCGCATATAATAATAAATGCATGCACACATAATAATAACATTTCCCAATGCTGTAACTACGTCTACACTCATTCTACC